AGTCGCGTATCAACCCCGCCAACAGGCGCAGTTCTTGTTTAAACGTGTAGTGCAGGCGAGCCTGAACTGCCGACATTACTTTAAGCTGCCGCTCCAGCAGCGCCAGTGTGGTGCCTACGGGCGCGTTGGCCGACATGTCGGCAACTTTCATGTCTGCCGTAGCGGCAAACCTGCGGCCTTCGTCTACGATAGACCCCAGCATGGCAAACAGAACTTGACTTGGCTCCTTGTACGGCAGGGGCAGGATGTTGTCTCTCAGCGCACCCGAACCAATGTCTACGTCACGGAACTCACCGGGGGAAATCGGTGTGTCATCACCCTTAATCCGAAGTCCGCGAGACTTGAGACCTCCGGGAAGGTTGGACAGGGTTCCCGCGTCAATGAGCTGGCGCATGAGGCTGGTAGCGGACTTGGCGTAGCCCCCAATGAGGTGGAACAGCCCGAAGCCGTAGGCTCCAAAGCCGGGGATGTACTGGTAGTGAACAAAGTGCTGCCGCTTGAGGTGGAGGTCGTCACTTTCAAGCCAGTTGCGCCGAATAGACAAAACATCATTCGTTCCTTTAATTAGGGTTACTACGTAGGGAAGTGCAATACCTGTTGGCTCTCCGTCTTCATCCTTGTCCTCAAACCCCGGCAAGTCCAGATCGACGTGGCACTCCATCAGGATATACCGCTCGTCGTTGAGATCACTAAAGCCCGTCTCTTTGTCCTTGGCTTTCTCAATATTCGTCTGCTCCCGGCTTGGGTCACCAATGTCAATGTCCCGGTAAAACCCGGCCTGCTGCAACTTGATGATGTCGTTCTTGGTCTTGCGCATGGTGTGCGTCAAGCGGTAGCACGTATCCAAGTCCGTCGTGCCGTACGGCAAGATAATGTCCTCGGCTGGCACAAACATAGAGACCTGCCGCCCAAGGGAGGGGTCGTAGTACACCTTTTTAAATGCTGAACCCGTGGCAGGCAACGACCACAACATGCGCTCATGCTCGGGGCGGAACTCGCGCATCACGTCCGTCAGCTCATAGTTCATGTCCGCTTCAACGCGCTGCGCGGCTTGCTGCTTTTCTGGTGTCTCTTTGCCCAGAATCTTGGTACGTACCGGGCCTGCGGCGGGGAACGTCTCGGTGATTGTCTCGCTTTGAAACCGCACAACGGCTTCGGTAATCATGGGGTGGAACACGCCCGATGCCCCGTTCCAAGGCTCTGTGCGCTCTTCAATCTGCAAGCCCAACAGTTTTAAACCTTCGGTGTATGCTTTCTCCCAGTCCTTGCGGGAGTTCCTGTCGTTATCAATGTCTCCGGCCAAGTCGCCTGCCAACGTCTCAATGGCGCTGGCATCCATCTCGTCGGCCAAGTTGGAGTCAAAGTCGTTCTCGGCTTCGGTTTTGGCTAACTCCAGCTCAAAACCCGGCCCGTGGATACTGACCGCTTCGGGGTCAACAATCTCAATTTCAAGGCCCTGCTCATTCTGCGCAGCGTCGTCAATGCCTTGGGGCTGTTGGTAGAGTGCTTTGTCAATATTGGTCGCCATGTGTAATCCTTAGTAGTACGCAGCTCTGCGTGCCCGGTAAATCTTATCGTCTTTCTCGTCTGAATCTAACGAGATAAACCCACCTTGCCTGAAACGCAGCAGCGCCTGACTGGTGGTGTCCACGTAGTCGTCGTTCTCCCCCACAGGAAACGCCGCCACCTCTTCAATGACTTCTCGCGCCCAGCGAGTATCCGGTGCCCAGACAATCCCAGACGTGAACAGGTCTGCAATCGCGTTGACCCGCACCATCTTATCGTTTCCCCGGCTCGGTGTAAATTCCTGCACAGGGATGCCCATCGCCCGTAATTCCTGAATGAGGGGGCCACCAGCGGCTTTTTTCTCCACGATGAACGCATCCGGCTCCCACTCTTTCCAGTGCTTGAACGCAATGACTTTCAACTCGGGGAACGCCATCCGGTCTTTAAACGCGTCCAACAAGATGATCTGTGGTGAGTTGTTTTCTTCTTCGTTGTAGAACACGCCCCAAGTCGTACACGCCGAATAGTCGGAAGTGCTCTTGGTCTCGTGGGCCGTGTCCCAACTCATAATCACGTACTCGCAATCTGGCGGGTCTTCGCTGGGCCATATGCGCCAGCTCTTTCGGCTGATGATGGCCGAAACGTCCGAGGTGGGCTGCTGCATGTACTGGGCGTTCCAGTATCTCGGGTCCATCGACGACTTGGCAGACTTCAAAGACTCCAGCGGCCACTGCTCGGGCCAGAGCGACTTCTCGTTGTCCGTGCCTTCATTGAGGATGGCGGGCAGCTCCACGATCTCCCAGCGCGGGGAGTCCGGATTTTTGACTTGGTAGTCGATCAGCCGCCCCGTCAAGTCCAGCGGCCCCCAGCGTGTCATCACCACAATAATGGCCCCGTTGGGCATCAGGCGTTGGAGCGGGCCTGTCTGGAACCATGACCATGCGGTATCAAACGCCAAGCGGCTGTTAGCCTTTACGTCCTGCTCGGAGTGGGGGTCGTCGATCATGAACAGGTCAGCGCCCCGGCCTGCCAAGGCTCCACCCACACCAGCGGCGTAGTACTGCCCGCCGTCAGCCGTTGACCACTTGCCTGATGCCTTCTGGTCTTGCGCGAGTTTGGTTCCGGGGAACACGGCGTTATAGTCCTCGTCCTCCAGCATGTTCCTGACCCTGCGGCCAAAGTCTTCCGACAAGGACGCGGTGTGCGTGCCCATAATGATTTTCTTATTAGGGTAATTACCTAAGAAGAATGCAGGGAACAAATAACTGCTGAACTCGGACTTGCCCATCCTTGGCGCAATATTAATGATGACGCGCTTTTTCTTGCCATCAATAACTTCTTGGAAAATCTTGGACAGCTTGCGATGATGGGGGCCAACCTTAAAGCCGGGGTACACGCGCCGAGCAAAGTCAATCATGTTGGTGCGCGAGTTCTGTAGGGACCGTCTGCGTTCGCGCTCTTCCAGCATCTCCATCAACTCAAGCTTGCTGTTGGTCGTCATCGTCGGCAACGCCGTGCGTATGGCCGCAATCTCTTTTATCGTCAGGTTGAGTGCGTCAAGCTTTATCATCTTCAGATGTTAGTGAGTGCGCACTTTGTTCTACGGGTTCTACGTCAGTTATGTCGGGTTTGATTTCGCCGCTGGTCACGTCTGCGTCGATGACATTCAAAAGCGTGTCGAGCTTGTCTTGGAGCTTCTTGTCGATCTCCGCGTCGGTCATGTCCGTTTTGGTCACCGCTACGCGGTCTGTGAACAGCGCCACTTCCGTGACCCGGCCCAGCATCTCAATGGCCTTGAGCCGGATTCGTGCGTCGGGGTGGTTGGTCTCTTCGATGATCTTGGCAACCGCCATGCCGCGCATCTGCTTGGCCTGCTCGACGAACTCCCAGTCGTATGCAGACAGCATGGAGACAAGGTGGCGTACCGATTCTGGGGTCTTGAGCAGCGTTAACTGCGTTTTGGTGTCTAGGGGTGCGGTGTTGTTGGTCAGCGCAGCGAAAACGGTACGTGCGGCCTTGGCTTCGGCTTCTTGGAGGATTTTGTTGTCGTCTTCAACGCCAAGCTGTTCCAGCCACTTCGTCGTGTTGACTTGTGCGTTCAGGATATGGTCTGGCGCAGTTTTGTCCAGACTGGTCGCGTCTTTACCTGTAGCCTCTACCACGGGGGGTTCAAAAGAAATCAAGTGCTCAAACATGCGCGTAGTACCTTGCGGACACGGAGACTGTAATGTACACTTCTTTTTAGGTAGTGTCTGTGTTTTCACAGTCGTTGCTTCTCCTCCGATGGCTGAAAATCCATCTTTGCCCGGTTCTCCGGGCATTTTTTTGTCTGTACTTGTCTATCGTTAGACACAGTTTAGCTAAATTTTTGCAAAATATTTGGGGGTATGGGCTACTTTTTTGATGCCGGGGGGTGTTTCTGGTGGGCGGTTATCCGCTTTTTATCCGGTATTTATCCGCTTTTTATCCGCATGTTAGGTGTGATTTATGGATGATTAGACAAAAAACTGGATTGCGGGAGGGGAATAGTGTTCGTGTGGGACGGCCCTAGTTTGCTGCATACAGCTTGGTGGGGGGTGGGTAGGGGTCAGAAGTAGGCCAAAACGCCCCATTTCCCCTGCCATAGAGCCATATCAAACAGGGGCATCCATACAATAGGTTTAGCAGTAGGGGATTCGCTCTTACCGCTATCCAACCAAGGGGACAGATGTCCCCAACCTTAAAGGTATTTATCATGTCTATCAAATCAAACGTCATCTCCGCCCTCAATGCAGCTACTTCCTACGGTGACGCTATCGCCGCATTACGCAAAGATTGCAAGGGGCTTGATAAGCCTACAGCACGAGAAGCCATGCTGCCCTGTGTAGCGGCTTTCTACGGCGTCGAAGTAGTCGAGGGCAAGCTGTCCCCTGAGAGCAAACGCTACGAAGCAGCTAAAAAGGCCTTGCAGCGTCTCTTAAAGGATGTGTACCCTGAGAGCAGCGCCAAAGAGGAAGTGGCTATCCCGGCTGACGTGCTGAAAGCTGCCAAGGCGCTGGCTTTGTTGTGCTCGCAGTACGAAGGCGCCAAGTCGCTGGCCGCGAAAGCCGTGGGCAAAGCGTTTGCTGCTTAATTCTGGGGACAAATGTCCCCGATTCTGGTTACCGCTGCATCCGTTGGGTTGTGGCGGTGTTCTTTTTCCTGTCTATTCCCGCAAGTCAATAGCCTATCGCTATTTATCAAACCCCCCAAACCCGATAGCCTATCGCTATATATCGCCGCGTCATGCGGCATTTTTATTGGAGATATCACTATGCGTTTCGCATTCATTCCCCCCGGCCCATACAAAATCGGGCAACACATCCAAGTGCATGGCAAGACCATGCGTGTCGAAAGCTACACCCATACCGGGCGCAACGTCACCGTACACACACTGGAAAACGCGCCTCGCTTTGAACGCATCGTCTGCATCTGCACCACCGAAACCCCAATAGGAGAAATGAAATGAAAACAAACCAAACCATCATCCACGTAGGCACCATTACAACCCCGTCAGGGACGTGGAACCTATACGACCAATACCCTACCCGCAGGCGCGACTTCAAGATAACCTCAGCGGTTCCTGTGGGCAAGCCTACGCAGGGCATCGCCTTCACCAGCGACATCGCATTCGAGCACTGGCTAGAGCAGCGCATGACACCCATGCAGCAAAAGCTCTTCTGACTGGGGACAAATGTCCCCGAGTACACGAAAGTGAGATATGAGTGGTAACGAAAACGAGATATCACTCACTGTCCGGGTCGGCCCCTCGCATCGCAACTTGGACTAACCTCAGCGGTCTGTCGCAACCCGCATGGATGCTGGGGTTCAGCGCAAATCAGTCCTGTGTATCTATATATATATATATATAAAATATAGATTAGAGAGAGGGGATATATTTTTTCTTTTTTTCTTTCTTTCTTTTGCTTTGAAGCTTTGGCTATCGAGTCCTGTTTAAAAGACAGCTACCCCGGACACTTTCTGTCCAATGCCGCTACTGGCGTGGCTTTCCCGGTGTCAGCCCGTCTAGCACAAGTTGCGATACAATGGGACGGCTGTCCAAAACAATGTAATCCCAAGGAGATATCACTATGGAATTCCCAAAAACTTACCTACGTTTGAGCGAAAACGCGCTACGTAAAAAACTGGCAGAAAGGAAACTCCCTGCGGGATATGCTGAAAACGTCATATCTCACGTACTTGCAGCAAAGCGAAAGACGTTTTCAAACCTTGCCCGCAACACACAGCACGCTAGATTATGGGGAGATGTCATCGCCCCTGCCAAAGCCGAGCGCCGTATTGTGCAGAGGATGCTGACGCTAAACGTAGCCAGCAACAGCCCCGAACGGGGCGATGCGCTTGAGGCATATCTCATGGTGCTCGATGTCATCATCGGCAAACTCACGCTCAGCGCCAACACGTCAGGGCAAACACCAAGGGAGTTGGCCGAGGGGACGAATGTCCCCAACAAGGGCGAACACTGGGTCGATTGGATGCCGCTCAAGAAGATAGCGCTCATTGAAGACTACTTCGCCCGAATACCCTACACTAAGGGCATAAGACACAAGCGCCCATTCGAGCGCCGGATACCCCAGACGCAACACGCCATCCACAAGCGCCGACTTATCGAGCGCACAGACAAGGAGATATCAACCGCTGAACGCCACCTCGCAGCAGCCCTTGCCGATGCTAAGTTGACCGACACCCATGTGTTTAGGCATCAGGAGATAAACGATATGCGTATCCGAATCAGCCGGATGCAAGCCGCACTGCACACCATCCGCCACCTCCGGCCAACCGACCTCGTACCGCCCACATGGCACGGCATCGAGTTACCAGAATAAAGCGGCCGGAAAGCGGTTTAATCCTTCGGAACTTGTGCAAACAGTACATCGACGGCGGGGACATCTGTCCCCAAAAGAATCACGGTTAGCAGCCTGCCGTCTCAGGCTGCACATTAATTGGAGAAACAACATGAACATAGGCTACACACCCAAAGCCAAATCTTTCGATATCGCATCCCGCATCGTCCAGCGCACCCGCCTGTGGCACTACAACCTACAGTGCAAACACAAACTGCACCCCGCTGTGCATCACGCCTTCCGGCTGGATGACCCGGTTGACTGGCAGCGCCTGCTGCTGGAGTGGCCGCACGTAGCTGAGACGGACGTGACCCGTTTGGCCTATACCCGCGACGAGCGGGCAGGCATGGACGACAAGCAGACGCTGACCAGTCTAGGTAAGTACATCAAGGCTCACTGGCCTGCCATGCCTGACCACATCATCCGGGACATGGTTGCCAAGTACGCCACCGCTGCTACCTTTCGCATCGAGCACACCACCGAGGCCATCGTCAAGGCTGTGCAGGAGGGGCCGTCATCGTGCATGAAGTTCGTAGATGACGATGGCAACGACGACGATCGGCTGGACGAGCTGGGGCATCACCCCTACGAGACCTACGCACCGCAGTATGGCTGGCACGTAGCGACCCGGTGGCTTGGCCACACCATCGTGGGCAGGGCGCTGCTCATGCAGCGAGACAACGACCCAGCCAAGCGCAAGTACTTCGTGCGTACTTACAAGCATCGGGATGGCGAGAACTACTCGCAGGCCGA